GCAGTTCTAGGTCCTAGAGATTCATGTAAATCGCTTTTAATGCCAGCGGTACCCCATCCTTCCAACGCGGCGTTAGTAGTATGGCCCCATTCATGCGTATGAACGTCCTGAGGAAAGAAACCAGGAGGAACCTTATCTTTAGAAACGTCTTGTACTGGTTCTGTCGGTATTTCGTATTTAGTTTCTAAATCTATGCTACCTTGGTCCGACCCCCCGGTAGCCTGAGTAGGGTTTGGTTTAGATAAGGTGTACCCGCCTGTTTTAGAATCATAATCAAGTACGCCTTTATTTACTAAATCTTTTAACGATACAGATGACGGAATATTAAATGTTTTTCGTAATCCTTCGTCTGTATAAACTTGTCCTTCATAGTGCATTTTAGCTTTATCACGAATCATTAAATCTTTCGGAGATTTAATTTCTTCTGGGCCTTTTTCTAACCACCCTCCGACTGGTCTCTTAATCGGGGTGAATTCTGCAGGAGCGGTTGAAGAAGCGGGTGACGGATTAGCCGCAGGAGGAGCGGTTGAAGAAGCGGGTGACGGATTAGCCGCAGGAGGAGCGGTTGAAGACGGTCCGGATTGGGTTGGTGGTTTTTCTCTAGGAAGCGCTGCGCCAGTCGGACCAGGTTCATTAGCTAATTTAGAGGCCTTAGCTACTTTACGATTAGGGTTTAATTTAAGGTCACGGATGTAATCCGCCACTGCGCCTAATCCGGAAGCGGCCAACGCCCCAGCCAAACCTGTCTCCGCACCTCCGCCCGCTCCTGCAGCAAAGCCTAATAGCGTCTTCCAACCTAGCTGTTTAGTTAGAGATTCGAAGACGTTATAATTACCCATTTCTTCAGACTTCTTAACGGCGTTAGCAATCTGATCTCGGACATCGATTAATCCGGCTTCCTGTTTACGCCACTCTTTGACATCTGTGACGCCAAGATCATCAAACTTCTGATCTATAGCTTGCCGGAGAGAATTCGCAGCCGCCTTCTTAGCGAATGCTTCCGCAGCAGGTACGGCCGGAGCATTACTACCGAAACTGGCCTGGGTATCATCGTTAAATCGACGACGGACGCCTTCCGCTTCCGCCAGGCTGGGCTCTCTCGTTGTCTTTGTACCTTCAAGTTGTCCGGGCCCTTCCTGAAGGAGATGGCTCATTACTGACTGGATGGCTTTTTCTTTCTCTTCCGGCTTATATTGGCCTTTATTCTCGTCAAAGGCCTTCTCGAGATCAGCTCTGACTTCGCTTTCGATACCGGTCATCTGAGCTTCCGGCTTGCCTTCAAATTCAGCAGCCTTAGCGCCTAAACGGGCTTCCGTCTGTTTGATATGCTCATCGATTGCGTCATGCATATCCTTAGGCGTCTGGACGTCCGGATTCTGCCGGAAAACTTCCCGCAGCTGGGGCTCAGCTGTCTTCAGACTGTTATTATACTCCATAGCAGCGCCTTTAGATGGCGGGCTAATCTTCTTGACAGTAGTATAGAAGTCGTCGCCTATACCGAGCCCTTTCTTGACGCCTTCAGCGACATTTCCAGCAGCATTAACGACAGCTTCGCCTGTAGCGCTTGCCGCCTTACTGACGCCCTGCGCTATTGGCTCAACTACCCTTTCCTGAGCCATCTTGCCCAATTCAGTAGACGGCTGAGCTTCACCGACCGGCTTTCCTGCGGCGTGCGTTCCTGCAAGATACGCCATCGTGCCGCTCGTAACTGCATGCGTCAATTGATATAAAGCTTCGTTGGTATCGTGTTTATCATACGCTTCTTTAAAAGCCTTTAAATGCTTATATGCTTGACCTACCGTATTCGCCGTAAAACCGGCGCTTAATAGCCGATTTGCAACCGCCAGAGCTTTAGGAGATTCTACTAATCCCATACCGCCTGTCGCAATCATAGTAGCGACGTTTCCAGGACTAGTCATACTTTGCGCGGCTTCAGTCAACGCCTTCAGAACAGGATGCTGATCTTTATCAATAGCCTGTGCAGCGTCGAATAGGGGATTATCTCGTCCAGCATGCACCTGACGGTCTTGGAATTCAGCCTGTTCAGGACTCATGCTGCCTTTAAAATCAGGTTTAAATTGCTGAATCAACTTCTCAATAGGACTGCCGGAAATAACATGCGGAGTCTCAGCGTGGACGATTTTATTAAATCCTTGACTGATATCTCCGTGCATGATATCCGAGACACCCGAGCCTTCTTCTTTCCAGGTATCAGGAAGCGGGGCACCGGCGGCTGTATTAGGACCTAGAAATATCTTACCAAACGTCCCTAACGGCTCGTTAGGATTTTGAGCGGGCGGAGGAGCTTGAATTGGTGTAGCGATGCTGGCATAAGGGTCGTTAGGGTTAGATGCTTGCGCCGCAGGACTGGCTGACGGTTGAGGCGCAGCTAAGGCAGACTGAACTGGTGTAGCAATCGCGGCGTACGGATCTTGATCAGCCATTATTGTACCTGGTGTCCGTGAGCTTGGATATCAGCTCGGACTTGCGCTTCCGTCTTTCCCTTATTTATAGGCAAAGCCATAGCAGCGGCTAGACTGACAGCCTTACCGCTGCCGTTACCGACCGGAGACTTTCCGCCATTTCTTACATACTGAAGATCATCTTTAGCCTTTTGATTAATGTCCGGCATCAGACCGTAGTATTTATCTGACGGTGCTCCGGCTATCCACTGCTGTTTGATATTATCATACCTATCGGCCATTGAATTTGCTTGCGTTTGTATAGCTGCCCCACGATTAAACGTAGCCCCTAAAGTCTTTTTAATACCCTCAATTGCCGGAATAGTTGTGTCTCCGTAAAATCCCGCTAGTTCGGATGCCACAGTATCGAGTTTATTTTCGTATTTCTGATGATCAGACGTTCCTGGCATGCGACTCCATTCGGTATTAAGATCATACAACTCCCGCAAGTGGTTCATAGCAGTTGCGCCCGCCTTCAGAGATTCCCCGACCTTACCACTCGTAAAGTCAATAAGGTTCTTAGCGTATCCGGCAACCTTACTATTATCAAAGTTAGGATCATATCGAATAACCGCAGATACTAGATTAGGGTTGCGGGCCAGAAGATAAGCCATTCGTCCTGCGTCAAGATGACCAGAAGCGATAGATTGCACAATTGCAGCTTCATTAGGCTTCAAGCTCTTGAGGTAGTCTTCAGGCGTCTTGGCGTTATCGTCTCCGACATATGAATTCTCTTTATCCGCCTTATCTTTTTCTTTCGTGGCGCTTATAATCTCTACTGCTCGGTCGTGACGTTCTTTTTCGGCGTCTTCCTGATTCTTCCTGAGATCGGCTGTCTGTTTTTCAACTATTGCATCAAAATTCTTAGGACCACCCCTGGACGTAATCAAATCGGCCGCAGCTTGCGGATCTTTTGATTTTAAATAATCGTACATGCCTGATAAATTACTGTGCGCCTGACCTTGCGCTTTAATGTATTCCGGATCTTTAGCCAATCTGCCATCGGCTTCTTTAGCGGCAATTTGATCTTTCTGATCCAGTTCTTTAATCTTAACCGCATCAGCCGCAGCTATCTGTTGGTCACGCTGGTCTTGGAACGTCTCGCCCATATGAGCCTGTTCCATAAGCGATACCGCAGTAGCACCAGGCATAGTCGGCGGCTTATCTGGATCGAACTTAACTCCTGGAACAAACTTATTAACTCTATCAACCATATCCTTAGTGAGAGTCTGCTCAGGTGGAACCTTAACAATCGTGTACGTCTTTTGACGGAGTGGATTGCCTTGATCGTCCTTCTTACCAGGAACCTCAAAACTACCGGTCGGGTACTTAGTCTCTTCAGTGGGATTCCAGGTGCCGTCATCAACAGCCTTTTGAAGCTGGGCTTCTGTAACATTTTTAGCGACGATTTCTCCTGGTTTCAAACCTAAAGATGTCAAATGACTGGTCATTGATTCAACTTGTTCCTGACCATACTTGATATCTTTTTCGTTTGTAGTATCATCTAGTTGATGAAGTAAAGCCTGGTGATAAACTTTCTGGACGTTAGTAGCAGCAATATCCGCTTGCGCCTTTTGCTGTTCCGTCTGGAACTTCTGTTGACCTTGAATTCGTGCCTGCTGTGCGGCGCGGATCCTGCCGATAGCAGCCAGAGCGCCTTCACCTGGAAGCGATTCCTTCGCAGCCGCTCCTGCATCTGATAGCGAATCTTCAATCCCGCCTAGAGCGTGTTGGGCACCAGCCAATATCTGGCGAGCCCACGCACCGGGTTTAGCCTGTTCCTGAGGGGGTGTAGCCTTAGCAGCCGCATTGACGCCCTGTTTAAAGCGCTCGTTAAACGTCAACGGTTGGCCGTTCTCAGGATTCATCAATGACTTCTGGAGAGTATCGCCGAAGCTGCCTGCGGCGGGCGCAGCTAGACCAGTTGTATCCGCGCCACCGGGAAGCGTTCCAGGAGCAGTTTGAAGTGAGTTCTCGCCTTGTGTAGTCGGAACTGTACCGGGCTGAAGAGTCGAAATAGACTTCTGCAAGTCCGGTGACAATTGCGAAATATCAGTAACTGCCATAGTTCTCCTTACTGCCCCGCCAAAGAATTAAGAGCCCCAGAACCGAAGTTTCCGAGCTGTTCACCAAAACTAGACGATCCCGCCATGTCGAGATTTCCGAACCCGCCTAATGCAGCACCGACGCCTTTCATAGCCAAACTAATCGGCGCAAATGCGGCGTTCCGTCTCTCGGTACTAAGCTGTGTAGCATCCTTTAAAGCATTTTGACCAGCGGTATCAGCCATTTGGCCGTATGCTTCTGGATTCTCAGCAGTCGCTAAAGCATGTTCGCCGGATGTTGCGTTCCAGAAGTTCTGTTGTCCTGCGCGGGCGTTTTCTTCCGTTGCTTGCAATTGACTTGCAGACAGTTGATTCTCAGCAGCGCTTGCCTCAGTGCCTCTAATAGCCGCTTCAATGCCGGACGTAATACCTTGCGGATTAGCTCCGCCACCGCCACGACCAGCTAAAACAGAACCTGTATACTGCTGGGCATTTCTAGCCGCAGCTCCCGCAGCATTGATGTTCTGAGTGTTAACTGCGGACGCCAGCTGAGGAGACCAGCCCATTTGGCTTGCACCAAGATTAACTATGGGTGTGAGAGCCTTATTTAGATTTTGAAAAATTTGGCTTTGCTCTCCGAATCTTTGTCCATAATTCGCATTTAGTGTTGCGGCCAAAGTCTGTTGCTGGTTGGCAATTTGTTTTTCTTGTGCACTCGGACCTCCGAAGAGGTCACTGAAAAATCCCACGGTAAACTCCTTACTGCTGATCTTGCTTTGATTCGGTTAACGCTTTAATCTGTGCTTCCAGTTGATTAATCTTCTCAGTAGCAAGAGTCAATTGGATATGCAACTTAGCGTATTCTACTAAAATTTTTTCAATTGGCATTTTTACTATCCTTTATAAATTAAAATCCGCCTGCAAAAACAGCTCGAATCCAGGTATTTGTTGAAATACAAACATACATATGTGTTGCATCAAATGCTATCTGGCCTTGTGTTCCAGAAGAACCGGCGTTTGCCGGAGGAGAAACAAACGGCATGACATTAGTCCAGGATGTCTGCTGGGGACTTCCACCATCTGAAATAAGGAACATTCCAGAAGACGCCGCAGTTGTAATAGGTAAATTGATCTTATTCGGGGTGCCCGCAGCCAGGGCTGTTCCGATTGCCGCGTTACCGGACGTGTGCCCGTAGAATGTAATAGTGTCATCGACCGGAGACAGAAGGATTTCTCCGTGTCCGCCTAAACCGGGATTCTCTGTCAGCGCTAGCAAGCCTGTAGAATTGAAGTCAATCTGAGCGCTGTTGTTTGTAATCCCTGTATATCCGCCAGCGGGAGCGCCTGTGTACAAAAGAAGAACGGGAGAGTTAGACCCACCATCCACATTCATTCCTGTAGAGCCCCACTGGAGATTTCCGTGCGCGTTAACTATATCCGCGTCCATTCTAATTCTGAATGTATTTCCGGTTGTGCTAAAATAAACACCGGCTCCTGGGGTAACACCGTCGGTCAAAAATAGGGCTGTGGTCGTAGCATTGGTCGGGCCGGTCCCCAACTGGGTAATCGTAACTGGAACTGTGGCTGTTAGTCCTGATCCTGTCACAGACAAAGCGGGCGCCGAAACATAATTACTACCCGGAGAACCGGCGTGAGTTATAGACAACGTGCTTGCTGGATTGGTTCCTGTAGCGAGCACGCTCTTAACGGTCCATGTGTCGTCTTGGCTGGCCGCGCTGTCCCAATACTTGCCGGTCAGGGTTATCTTTCCCGAAGAAACATTGGCGATGTTTGTAGCAGCGGTACTACCGTTTACGAACAATGCAGGCGAACCATTGATCGCAGCAGAGCCGAATCCGCCGTTTGCGGTAACATTGCTGTTACTTATTAAGTTAGGGACAGACAGTCCAATTATCGTAGAGAACGTAAAGCTCGGGTCTCCGGTTATTGTGTTTGTTACAGAGCCAAATCCTACCTCACCGGCTGTCAATGTAGACGTAGTACCAAAAAGAAGACTTCCCTGCAGATGCCCGTCCGCGTCAATCCAACCAAAGACAGTTCCGCCGTGGTTATCCGCTAACTGAAGGAAATCGTCAGTTGCGTTACGGCCGTTAATATACTGTCCTATGATAGCTTCTTTTGTTGCTGAAGTTCCCACGAATACTCCTAGAAATCTGACGATATTTGCGTCTGAGCGAAATAGAACCCGTTGTTCGTCGTACTCGCAAAACAGTTATTCGTTGCGACGTAGCGAAGATTCGTTCCTGCGCTTGGCAGGTTCGAAGAAGAGGTCGCAACGAGCGTCCCATTAATGTAAAACTTCACGTTATTGTTCGTGTCGTCGAAAACGATTGCGAATGCTTGCGTTGTATTAATAACCGGGGCGACCGCCGTTGACTGAACGTTCTGTGTTGTTCCGTCTTTCGTAATCGCTTGCCAGACCGTATCGCTAGCGTTAGTAGAGAATCGAAAAGCTGCATAATTTCCAGCTGGATTGTCGCTTCCGCCTTGTGTCGCTAAAGTCTGATCAGTTAAGCCAAACCAGTATCGTTCATCCGTGATCTTTCCAGCGGCTGCCGCAAGCATCACTAAGTGAATATTTCTACCAGTACGATAAATCAAAGAGCCAGCAATCCCACTTACAGTAGTCGTTGTTCCGCTAAAGATTGCGAGTGATGCGCTTAATGTTGCGGTTGTTCCCTGTACTGCAGATGACCCTGTAACCGTTGATACATCTCCGTAGTCGTTCGGTATTGATCCATTACCGTTGAGAGTTGTACCCGACTTACGCGAGAATACGAAGGGCACGACTCCGCCGCCAGCCACAGCAGCAGCAACGAAAGCCGTAGTAGCCAGCTTGGTTGAGCTGTCTAGCGGCGTTGGTGTCGGGCCTAAGGGAGTACCCGTAAGCGTTGGCGAACCGGCCAAGACAACTGCGCCGCTTCCAGTAGTTCCGTTTGATAAATCGGCCGCAGCAGGTTGCTGAAGGCCAACAGGAGTATTATATTTGTTCGTGGCGTTTGACATTAACTTAGAAAGACGGCTCTAAAATGAGCTGCATACTGCATAGGCGTCCCGCCAGATGACGCGTAGGGCGTAACCTGTCCGGTCGAGTATTGTATATTAGTGGACGCCTTAGCATTAACAATAAACGTAGCTTGAGCAAACGTAGACGTAGTATTCGTAGTTAATCCGGACGTTACAGGCACTGTAATCGACGCCCCGCTATCCTGATCCGTATAGATTATCTGTGAATCCGGCAACGTAGACGAACTTGACGCTGCCTGACTTACAACCAGATAAACAGTAATAATATATGTTCCGGCACCAGAAACACCAGTAGCATACAAAGTTGTTGCTGTAATGTTTGCTGTTTGAGTGGACAGGTTAACTACGCCAGGAATAGTTACCCCGCCGCCAGTACCGTTTGCTGCTGCGGTGATAATTCCTTGAGCGTCAACAGTAAGGTTCGTGTTCGTATAAGAACCGGGCGTAACGCCAGCCTGAACCTTCACCGCTATAGTATTATTAGGCCACGAACCGGTAATCGTGATATCGTTGCCTTGAACTAACGCGGGCGTTGCGGTTCCGGTTCCGCCTTGAGCTATAGCTAAAATTCCTGAGATATCCGGGAACGTCAGCTGTCCGACTGTAAAAGCGCCGCCTACAGACGTCTGTTGGACAACTTGACTAGCGCCGCCAGTAGCAGAAAGATTAGCCCCGGTTCCACCATTTATAACCTTAAGAATACCAGAAAGCGTAGAAGATAGGGTACCATCTATATAATTAGTACCGTTTCCAATAAGAATGTGTCCGGAAGGAGCCAATCCGCCGATTTCAAATCCAGTCAGGGCGTTAAATACAGACGCTGTAATCGTACCTGTAATAATCAACGAGCCGCTAATACTAACGCTACCACCAACATTTACGACGTTGTTGACGTTATCCCACTCTAAAAGAGCCGTACCGCCAAGAGCGCCGCCGTTATTAAACTGTATAGCCCCGTTCGGGCCAGCGGCGACGGCGTTTATGTTGTTACTGATGGTCGTTGAAGAGCCGCTTTGAACAGCGGCTCCAACTGTAGCTTGACCGGACGCGGATAAAGGAACCAGCGGCAGCTTCGCAATAAGCGAAGATCCATATTGCGTATCTACGAAAATCTTATCATGCTGCAGCGTCGGAGAAATAGGTCCAGCAAAAAAAGAAGCCATCGGGTTTGGCCTGTTAGGGGCCATAGCCGGGTTAATTGCTGGCGCGTCTACCGGATGCCAACTCTCGGGCAGGCCTGCTTCCTGAGCTAGAGTTGGTTCCTTTTTCTCATCCATTTAGGTATCTAGAATTCTTCCATTAGCCGTCCGAAAATTGTAAGATTGAAAAGTTCGTCACCTATAGACGTTCGTCCAAAGTCAATCTTAATTTGCAGATGTCTGCAACGAGCCAGACTTTTTGTGCTGGAAAAATAATATCGGTTCGGAGAATAGCTCCCAGGAACGCCGGTTGTACCGTAGATACTGGGGGGATCGAATTGCGGACTTGTAGTAAACGGCGTAAATGTTCCCGCTATCTCGTTCAATAAATAGCTAACGGTAGGTTCGAAACTTTGACCGCTATAGTCCATTTCAAGAAATTTCAAAACAGCAAGTTGTCCAGGATGCACAAGCATCACAGATCCGAGAACAAAATAGGCATCATACTCAGTGCCGTCATCAGTAAATTTCGTAAGATCCCGATATAGAATGTGCTGTCCGCCAGTCGTAGCGCCTACTAGAAGTTTCTTGATTCCTGGCGCAGTCTGGACGCTTTGAACCAACTTGCAACCGTTCGTAATGTTAGCGAATGGGCTCCAGATAGGTTCTGGACCTTGATAACCGCCCGGCGTCTGATACGGATTCAACCGATACCAGCCGGTGCTACCGTCTGCAATAAACATGCAGTTGTCGATGCCGGTTTGGTGAACCGTGACATATCCGACGGCGGGATTCCACGTTGCATCAGATACGCCAGACGACGGCATATTCGCTAACTGATCGCCAATCGCAAAACCTACGCGGCTAAGGTTAAGACTAGGACTTATGGCGTAAAACTGATTGTCCGCACTGAAGAAATAAATCTCTCCCGCATGGACGTCAAGCATATTATAGCTCAGAAGGCCGATGTTAGGAGCCAGTTCCACCGAGAAGAACGATGCTGTCTGAGGACCACCGGCAATCAGTTCAATGCTATCAGTCAGGAAGGTTACCAATCCTTGCGTATTCTTAACTAGACTGATAACGTTCGCTAGAAAAGGAATCTCGTCCACAGGATTGAACGCTTCATTAGGATTACCTGTAACTACATCCGGACCGCCGCTAAATCTAACAGATTGACCTTCCGCGCCCCAAATACGCTGGAAGTTATAAACCATCGGAAGAAAGTCGCTAGGCGGAGGGTCGTTTGAATCATCAATAGGCGCAGGTATAAGGATATTCAAACCAGGAAACTCCGCAGTAGGAGAATCTGGCAGAAAGTCCGTAAACGACCACGGTTGAGCAATTCCGCCTATTGGCGGAGGCGCAGGAATCTCAGTCAACTCGAACATATTTGACGGACCGCCGCCATCAGCGTCTCGCCAAATAACGATTGTATCAACCTGAGGATCCGTAGACCCTAAACCTGAAATCGTATTAACCGCTCCGGGATCCGGACCAACAATAGTGAAAACAGGTGATGCCGTAGAAATAGCATTAGTCTCGCTGCCCGTAGGAGGCGGCAGAGGATTACTCAAACCAGGAGGAACCGGAGGAGTGCTGGTTCCAGCTACGTCTACTGTATAAAAATCAGTTAGCGAACGGGCCTTAAACGAATAAGCGTATACGTGCCCTTTTGTCCAGGAAATTGACCTAGAAGAAAAGGCTTCAAGATTAAACCAGGTCGCAGCACCATCGACGGTAGTTGACCCGATACCATTCCACGTTGGTTGTATTGCCCCGCCCTTGCCACTATTAATTACAAATTCTACGTCACTATTAGAGTCGATTACAGAAGCGCCGCCATACGGAGAGCTACTTGACGGCGGAGAGAAACCTACAACAGGACGGAACCAGATCGTGTTCGCAGCCCATTGCATCGCAGTTCCGACACAAACCCAAACAACCGAGCCATCAGTCGTATGCGAACCATACGCAGTAGCCCATGTCGGGGGTGCGGCGGCGCTAGTACCGCTAGTCGTGCAAACTTGAAAGTTTCCGTTGCCATCTAGGATAGCGGAAAAAGTAACGCCGTCCGCAGTCCAGGCTGTAAAAGCGTGCAATGCGGCCCAGTTATAAGAACCTAAAGACAGCCAAGTCATACTACCGTCTACGGCGTCAGACGTAGTAGCACCAGCTATAGGACTAAATGACGGAGGACCGCCGGTTCCGGAAGTCCCGCCGCTAGACGCCTGAACATAAATAGGCGGACTCGAAGGAGGTCCAACCGTGCCAAGAGCTAAAGGTTCAACGATAAACGTATTTGAGACGTTATTGAATACAGGATAGGCGTGTGTCGGTTGCCAAACATCCGTAACACCAGTCCAATCCCATTTAACCTGGTTATCAGGAACATCCGAGTTATGAACCGCTACGAAATGCGGATAGGCCGTTCCGGATACGCCCCCAGCATTACCATTAACGTAAAGGCCTTGCGTGACTGGATCCCAGACATAAGCCGGTGCCGCAGTCGTACCGCCCGTAGTTCCGTTGCTATAGAATTTATTAGAGTGCCAAGTATCAATCGGACCTTTGTTCGTCCAGGCCGCAATAGAGCCATCTCCAGGAGTAGTTCCGCCAGGAGTCTGATTCCAATTAGGACCACCGTTGCCGGTAGTGTTAAACAGCGGTGTGGCGTTCGTTCCTAAAGCGTTTGTGTTAATTAGCTGCTGAACTGACCCCGTTCCGGTACCAGATGTGACGTAAATGAGTCCCATCGTCGACCAGACTGTATTAGCCTGCCACTGAACGGCGGATGCGGCGCTAGGTGTAATAACGACAGATGGAGCAGACGTAGGCGGGTTAATACCCCACATCCAGATAGTCCCGTTAGTGTTTAATGGGGTATACTTCACGACGCTGACGCCATCGCCCATGTAAAGGACGCCGCCAACACCTACAAAATAAGTCTGCCCAGCTCCAGGAAGTTTGCCAAAAAGCCCCGTCTTTGTGCCGTTTTGATTATCTACATAAACAGCGCCGGTGGACGTTGCAATAGCTGATATCGTTTCAGGAGTTGCTAACGGGTTTATTAAAGTTATCGTAGTAGTCGTGGACGCGATACAAGTAAAAACACCGTTGTTTCCTGCAGTCGAAAATCCAGTAACGTCAAAAATTAATCCAGCTAAACCGTTAGAAGCCCCGTTAGGAAACGTTCCTATATAGATAGCCAAACCGCCACTAGCCGCGACGACTGACGTAATGGCAAGATTGCCAGTCGCTCCTGTATCAACAATAACCTGAATCGTGCTATTAATTAATTCAAAAGAATAAGCTCTATCTGGCGCAGTTGGATATACCGCCCCTGAAAACTGACTAAGTCCTGGTCGGCGCTGGAGAGTTAGACGATTGGTAAGCTCGATGTTAGAGCCCATCCAAAGAGAATCTGGACGTCCGCCATAAAACTTAAGCGTACCTAAGTCGGAGGGGTCATGGAGAGCCGCACGTTGCGTAAATAAACCAGTGAAGGCGCGGTCAACAAACAATGGAACCCATTTAGGTTCCTTGTTGGATGGCCTCGCTCCATGCTGTTCGAGGAGATTTGCCATTAATTAAACACCACGAGCCTGATTGCCCTGAGCTGTTCTAAGCTGACTAGCCTGAACCTCAGTATCGCGTTGAAGCCACTGTTGTCTGAAGATATTAATCTGAGTCTGGTCCAACCCTTCGGATTTCGCCAGAAATGCCGCTATTCCACGTTGGCGATAACGAGCGGCATCGGCGTCCTCTCCAACTGCTTGAAATGCTTCAGCCAAGAAGAGGTTATTATAAATGTCACTATAGGAATCGGGAATCGGAAACCAGCTGCTGTTAATCGCCGAACCTTGAAGCGTCGGAGCAATTTCAGCAACACCGTTCGGATTAAACAAAACTAGATGGGTAGATGTAACGGATACGATTATATAGATTCCATTGTTCGCTGCGGTTAGAAAACCCTGAATAGTAGCCGTAGCTCCGACTGTAAAGGACAGTGGATCAAAGATACCTGTATAGGTTGTATTGCCGCCAGCGGCGTTACCGCACGAATTAACCACGAACGGGCCGAACTGCGCTGCGACAGCTTGATACGTCAAGTTGATCGTATAAATCTTATCCGGAATTGAGTTAAAGCGTAGCTTAACATCAGTTCCACGATTACTCATGATAACCGCTATAGCGCTGGGACGCTGTACTACAGAGTTCTTGGACAGGGCTGAATTGTTATAGACGTCTTTAATTTCTTGCGTATTTCCAGAAGCATCTGTCAGAGACACTTTTTCGAGATAGCCGAAATCATCTAAAGCGATAGTGTAATCTTGATCTGAGGTCGTAGTATTCGTATTACTATTTTCGACGCGATTAAAATCCCAAGTCATCGGCGGATTTAGAATAGAATTACGAACCATAGATGCAATAGTAACCGCAGGCTCACTTCCAGTTCCAGCCGTCAAGGGAGAATACTGAATATACGTCTGGGCAAAATTAACAGTCGATTGTAACGTATTCAAAATTAACTCCTACCGCGTTGGGTAATTGAAGGGCCAATAAGGTCCGACGAATCGATTTCGTCCAGCGGTCCCGCCCATAATTCCCCTATCAGGAACAAAAATATTCTCTTCCATTTCCCTGTCTTCCTTGCTTCTCATTTCTTGAAGCGAACGAAGCCAGTGCTGCCAAGCCGGTTCAAATTTGCTATAAACCGTCTTTAGCGGAGAGAACCGATAAAGCTGAGCAATCAAGCCCATTTGAAAATGTGGCTCATACTGATCCCACAGAGGAGCAAGCGTCTGCTGCAGGTTAGTAAAGCGAGTAGGTTTCATTTGACCTACTAGATTAAACTGCCACAAAAGACCAGTCTGAACTGGAACAGGCAGAATGCGAAAACCTTGACCGAAAGGATCTATAACAGTCCAAACTGTCGTAGCGCCCGTTCCTGAAACTAGCGTTCCTGGAGCTGCGTTAACAGGCGCTAGTGGCGGAGTTGTGCCTTCCACTCCGTAACCCGTCAAAAGGAGAAGGTTGCCGTTGACATCTTGAATCTGCGTGACGGGATTATTCGGCATGGAATTACTTGTCGTATTTCCGATAATACCGCCCGCTTCATATACTCCGGGATTCGATGTAGACGTAACGATGACGTTATTTCCAGCTACGGTTACGACTGTGTATGAGTTATTAAACGTCACTGGAAAAGCCTGACTTACGACTAGCGTAGCGCCAGCAATGATAGTGCTCGGGACGTAATTCAAACTGAACGTAATCTGACCGCCTGAATTACTAGACCACGCAGCCGCCATGACAGATGCGCCTAGCGGGTCAGTATAAACAGAACCAGCCGTAGGATTGTTTCCTAACGTCGCGTTGCCTGTGTTATCCAATCCCCAGACGCCGTAGGACAGAAGATTATTCGTCAACCAATTGACGAGAAACATCGGACTATTAGCCATGCCGCCGTTAAACACCGTGCCCGTAGACTGTGGAAGCTCTCGTCCAGTCTCTACATCTCTAAACGGCTTAGGCTGAGCCGTGTTATTAATGTCAATAACAATGCCGCGCTCAAGCCAAGCTAAATTAGTAACAGACGTCCCGTTCGGATTAACTACAGCGTAGTCCTGTTGAAGAGAGTTCGTATAAAATTGAGGAAGATTGAACTCGTTCCATTTCCACGGAAATTGAACCGCGCACATAGCGTTCATTACATTATTTGCGGCCGTAAGAATTACTCTACTCGTCTGACCACCGACGTTAAGAATCGGCTCGAGGTCCGCGAATGTCTCCAGGATATCGCACTCGTCCTGGAGCGTAACTGTACATTGGCTGTTTGCCATTACTCACCTGGCCCGTAGGTTCCGGGAGTTCTGCTGTTCTCTGGAATGTTTGGTGTAATCCTATCGTCCGTTGGTGCTCCGGCGGCTCGAGAATCAGTACCGGGAACTGCAGAATTACTTGATGTCTGGACGTCATAAATCTTAGTCTGATTGACTGTCCGTGAACTATTCGGAAAAGTTGCATAGTTACGGCAATCAGGAACGCTATATGGAAGCGTCGGTGTAGGAGGAGTACATGCACTATAACCCGGACTATTAGATCCTTGAGTTGGGGGATTGGTACTTAGAACCGCGTCGTTTCCATTACCAGAAGAATCCGGCTCAGGACTAGCAAAGCCGCAAAAGTGCCAATAACCTACTGGTGAACCCGTAGCGCCAACGGTGCTGGCAACTAAAGTTGCGACTTGTCCTGAAGTAAGAGCCGTGTTATAAATAGCCCCTTCGGCAATTGACCCATTAAGGCTGTCTCCACTGAAAGTATCGCTACCAAAAACCCAACCGTGCGCGGAGTCATCTATGATAGTTCCGCTAGCCGCGTTTTGTACGGAATAAGTAGCTTCTATCCCGTTTATATAAATATGAACTTTTCTATCTCCGGCATTATCGAATGTTGCAGCGAGATGAGACCACGTATTTAAAGAGACTGCTTCATTTGTAGTGGTAGTTGGAGTAGCAACAGTATAGTTACCAAAACCCTGTACTTTTAATCCGGCTTCAAGATTTAACTGTATGCCATAGCTTGTTTGAGGATCTTTAGTAATAAGAGCCGAGAATCCAGTATCCGTAGTAGGATTAACCCAACAAGCCATAGTCCACGCTTGCAGATTATTATAAACAGCACTAGACGGCGTAATAATAGTCTGAAGATTAGCGCCCACTTGCGAAGAATCAAATACTCGACTCATGACACTCCGATTACCAAGAAGAAATAGCTGAGCGCTTCCAACTATTAACTGCTACGCAAACATAAACATAATTAGAATCCCAAGCAATTTGTCCAATAGAACAAGGGTCAAAAGATAATGTGGGTATATGTGTAGTACCCGGTAAGGTAGTTCCATTATAACTTATACAAGCACGATCACTGAGCGAGCTTGCTGGACTCAACAAACAAAGACCTTTACCATTACTAGAGACGAGATTCATTGCGTCGTCTAGCACAGCCCACCACTCATTTACAGTACCGTCAGAATTGTTCACACCAACTTCAAGCGAGCCTGGATTCGTAGATGGTTGTCCGTCGAAAAGAATGTTCGCACCAACGCCATTAGCTAATGTAGAAAGTTGTGTAAAAAGCCCCATCATGCCATTCGACTCCGTAGCGAGACACATGAAGGTGCTTCTTGATGTTGCGGAGTTTCCGGGTGCTCCAGAATTGGCATAACAAACATTCAAAAACTGGGAGCTATCAAGTACGTTTTCATGCAAAACAGGAGATGAATAGTAGCTTGTCCCGAGTCCAGCCCCGCAGACGCTATTCTGTCCTACAGGGGTCAAAGCGCAATTAGATTGATGGATAAACTGCTTTGTTGAATTATTAAAAGTAAAATCACTGCTACTTGTAATACCCGACACAGATCCAAACCCAATCTGATTTGACGAAACACTACCCTGTACGCCTGAAGCCGCAATAGTAATGGTACTGGTTCCGTTGGTTACAGTTATACCGGAACCCGGAAGAATAGAAATACTACCGGTCAGACTATTAAGAGAATTGACGTGTCCTTGAGCAAAGCACGTCGAAGAAACTAACAGAATAACGGACATTAAAAACATTTTAAATTTCATTTATTCTCCAAAAAACTCGGAATTAAATCCGGATCCCGAGTCTGTCCCGCCGGATCGGGTACGTCAGTCCGCTAACTTTTAGATCTGTACGTCGCTTAGAACATCAGCAGAAGCTACGGCCGATACAGCCTGAAGCGGAACTTCGCTGGACGTCGGGGTGTTGGTCGACTGGGTAAACATAGCTTGGAACTCGCCCCAGCCTTGCTTCGTGTGATTAGCAATCTTACGCTTTACGCCTTTGCTATCCACCCTGAACAAGAACTCCTGAGTGTCTCCGGGCATCCAACGCATACGGCAGTTGTTGCACTTTCCGATAGTCTTGTTATCGATGAAAGTATGCATCGTGACGTTATAATTCGGGACGCCGCCCAGAGGGCCGAGTTTCCCGCCCTTCAAATGACGGCAACGGGCCTGCTTCAGAAGCTCTTTCTCGACGTTAGCCGCTGAGGACTTCTCACGCTGGACGTTACGAGCCAATCGGGCGACTTCCTTGCTCTGTTCGTCTTCTGCGATACGGGCTTCTTTAGTAGCCAGGAACGTCAAAAGAAGATCTAGCTTCTCTTCCATGCTCTTCGGTTTACTAGCAATAACAGGTTGAACCTTCGATTCCTGTCCGTTTTCCAGTCGACTAACCGGAACCTGAGTTGGTTGTTTTTCGTTTTCCATATTTCTCCTTACGCTGTGCCTGTTTGGGTGGGCAAACCCTATTTGATACTAGAACATCTTTAAAATGGGTCTGAAGGATGGATTTGAACCACCGACCCGCTGTTTACAAAACAGCCGCTCTGCCGCTGAGCTACTCCAGCTTAAAGTTGGTAATCTTCTGGACCTGCGTTGAGGTCAGCTTTGTTTCGGAGGAAATAAAGACTCTCTCTGTAGATAATGCTAGTTTCGCCGTCCGTTGGTCGACCGAAAATCTGGTGAGCCTTGGTCTCAGTCAGGATACCCTTGGTAATCAACTGGACTAGAACCGTGCGCCAGCCTCGGAAGTCTTCGCCTGCTGGAAGGCCGTGGCGGTCTACCTTCAGTACGGACCATTCGTACATTGCCGGAACCTGCAGATAGCAAACATAAGTCAATTTGTCGCTATCAGGCTTAATAGCCCATAGAGCGATAGTCTGAGGCGGAAAGCCGTTATCCACCGTGAAGCATTTAACTCCGTTCCTACGAAGCTTATCAATGAAGTCGCGAGTTGAAATTGCATTGACCTTTCGCGCCTTAGCATTCATCAATAGTTCTTGGCGGTCCATCTTATACTGGCTTACTTGATTGTCGGATTCTTCTTTAGCAGCCTGAAACGACTCCTTCACAAAGCTCTTATAATCGTTCGGGAACCGTATCCAATTTGGCGTACCGTCAGCGAGTAATTGTTTAATTGTAGCCTGGGTAGTTTTTAGATCGTGGCGATGTTTAAAGGGGTCTCGGACGTCTGAGCCTGAGACGTACTTTCGCATGTCTTCCATTCGTTTTCCTTATGGCGCTTTAGATATTGGATTGCTCGCTCTAGGACTTCTGTATTATCTTTAAAACGACCGAGGCCCAGGTTACAGTCTTTACAAAGAAGGTCCCGTCGACATCTTTCGCAACTAGTAGATGGTTTACAACATTCGTGGTTATGATCTATGTGAGGCGTATCGGTAAATTCTTCTAAACAAACAGCACACTTATTATCTTGCTCCATCAATCTAACGTCGAACCAGTCTTGTTTTATATGATGGCGGTTATTGCGATGGCGAATTTTTTGAGTGTCTTTATTATCTCGGTAGAATTGCTTATTACGAGCTAATTCAGATTCTTTATGGTTATCATAAAATCTTTTATTTCTTTCTGATTTCGTTAGCGCTTTTAAACCGATTTTTCTCATGTTCTCTCCGTAAAAGAGTATGATCAGAGGAGCATATTTACGGTATGCTCCCCCAATCTAATCTTAATACAAGTTGCAACTAGTATCAAGAATTTTATTTGCTATTTAGTTACTGAATCGCGGGGACGCTGTCAATATATCTGATCCTCTGCGAATTTACGCCAGTAGCGGGCGGAAGTGTAACGGTTTGATGAAACTTATACGAAGCCCATCCCCCGATTGTAGCAGTTGGATCAAAAGAAGAAGGAGGAGCATCCGTCACTACCCGACATTCGATAGTACGCCAGTCCCCCTCATCCAGATCCGTATCTCCCGGCACCTCGAGCCAAACACCAATGAGAGCATAATTCCCAAAGACGTAAGTTCTATAGGCGATCTTTCCGCTACCGCTGTAGTTCGAAGTCTTGGTAACGAAAGGAGTTTGACGGAACACAATGTTCGTGCCCGGCAGTTCGATTTCCATAGTCTGGTCAGCGCCACCCATTTTATCGAACTTTTCCATGTTGGCATACTTCCACAAATCAACGATAGAGTTGTTCACTGTCGTTGCGTTATAGATATCTCCCAACACGTTCGGGCTGATTGCGCCCATGAATTTACCCTTTTTGCAAGGCAGAACGTCATCAGCAACCAACTGCTGTTTCAGTTCACGAATGGTGCCGAGGTCAAGAGTAAACGGGGTGGACAGAAGAGCGGACTGGTTGACGTTAGAGTCAACGGCAGACGCGCTATCGGCCACTGCGGAATACAACTCGGAAATAGACTGACCAGCTTGGTAACCAAGCTCGACGGCCGAATTTCCCACCAACTCGTCAATCGAAGCCGCGATGGCAAACGAAGAGAAGTTCGTGTAGTTGTTCCACTCACCCAGTTGCGCCGGAGCGCTGATCTGAGTGATGAGTTCCGGGTTTCCAACCGTACCGTCAGCAGACTGGGTAGTATCGCCAGCCAGCGTGTTGTATTGGAAGAAAGTCCGGTTAATACCGGCATGCAAAGGCTGCACGCGCCGTTCAGCGCAAGCAACAAAGGCATCCGTTTCGCCCTTCAGGTTCGGGATCAATTCTTTGTCAAAAAGAATCGCCTGGGCCGTAAGGGTATTTGATACGTTCTGTGCTGAGGGATTCGGTCCACTCATATATCACCTTAATTTAGATCCGTGAAGTTCTGGCTTTGTTATAAGCCGTAATCACCCTATCGATCTCTGCCCGACGGGCGGGATTCTTCCGCTCCATCTTCATCTGATCGGAGGTCCACTTCATGATCTCTTTCATAGTGAGTCCTGCCGGGATACCCGCCGGTTTCAGTCCAGTAGACTGACCAGGCACAAGGCCCCCGTTGACTCCCCGACGCGGCGTAGCTTGCGGATTAGGCGTGACTACCTGCGTTGGTTTTGGTTCTTGAACCACGATTTCAGGTTGTGGGTTTATTCCCGTCACCAAAGCTTGTGGTTGTGTTTTTAGCTCAACGGGATTAGCCGCTGGAGCCGTTTCTTCTGCAACCGATACCTGAACAGGTACCAGTTGCGGTTCCGTCGCTGCAAAGGCTAGCTCGAGATTATCAACTGTCCACGTAAGGTTATTTTCCTTAAGGTAGTTGGATATAAACGCGGCGTTAGCATTGCAGGGATTAAAATCGTGAATATGACGTTGTTTAAATTCGGCGGAAGCGTACTCCTGCCTATGTTCTTCTTTCTGGATAGCTTCTAAACGCTGGTCTCTAAGTATCTGATCAGCGCGAAGTTTTCTATCCGCCTTAAGAACAACGGTTTCATCTTCGCTGTTTAGATCCAGAGCGGCTTTAATTCGCTCGTCTTCAGACAACAGTGGAACGTCCGGAATCTGAATAGGAGCCGTAGGCTTCTTAAATGTAGTTTTCTGGTCCTTCAACCTATGGAAAGCACGAGTCGCCTGAGTATGCGCTTCCTTCTGCTTTCGGGCGAGTTCAGCCCAATTGCGAGCCTCAAGATGCGTAGAACGACCGATGGGATTACCGTTCTCGTCATCTGCTTGATACTCTTGAATAAGCTTCGTGATGTTTCCGAAAGCGTCACGATAAACCGTAATACCAGCAGCAACCAAAGCGGCGTCTTCTTCAGCTTTACGCTCGGCTTCAACTTGATCTGCTACAGCCTTCTCGGCTGCAACCTTAGCTTCAGCTGCTTGTCTTTCAACTTCGACCGGATCAATTTCAGTATTCTCTTCTGTCAGTTCAGTCGTTGCTTCCGTCACTGTCTCGGCAATCATTCCTCGGCCTTCGGGCGACGAAAGGAAAGCGTTGATCTCGGCTAGCTTGGACGGATCTTTTACAATCTTTTTTAGATCTTCTTCAGACATCGAGAGAAGGGACTCCCTCGTAATAGGTGCGGTACTCATTTTTAAACTCCTAGAAATTGGATTGTCTTACTTAGATTCTTTCTGCTGATCTATTAACTTTTTTGCCTTTTCTTGTTCTTCGGCATCTTCTACCACGCCGTGTTCGACATGATAATTGATGGAGTTTCTTACAAGCCTGGTAAACTTATTAATACTGTGAGAATAGTTATGCTTAGCTTTAAGAAGCTGATCGTAATTCGTATCTTCTGGGTTAAGATTAATTGTATCCGCCGTGGCCTTATTGCATCCAGCTTCAATAAGTTTAACGATAACCTGAAAACCTGGAAGACGACTAACTTGACCTAATGCTATTTTCTCACCGATAGTAAGTTCTTTCATCAAAAGGGGCATTTCTTTTTCAGCCATTGTTGTCCTTTCTATTTCTATTTTTTATAAATTCGTTTCACTACCAAAGCCTTTAGGATTGCTGCTGGGCTCTCCGGTTATTTCCATGTCTAGAGAATGCTGAATACTTTGGCGTAATGCCTCCGCTCCGGCCTTGCCTAATTGCTTCTGGTCTTCTAGAACTTGCTGTTGTTGGAATTGCTTATCTTGCATCTGGCCTTGTGCCTGAAGCTGACGTTGTTGTAAGGCGGAAGGAGAGTTAGCATCATGTTTTTGCTTCTCTTCTGGCGTCATGGGACGCAAGAAAGGCTGACTAAACTTCCAACCGGCGGCGTCTGTAAATGCCTTAAAGATAGCTATGCCATCAAACATATACCCGCCGTCCGTGACGTTAGTCATAAACGTAGGATTGTTCAGAAGCTGGATAATAATCGGCAAAGCCTGGGCCATTTCCTTCTTAGCGCCAAGATGCGAGCCCGCTAGAACTTCATATTCAAATTTGGCTTCACGGAAATCGATGTGATCGACGTTATATGCGGCGTCCTTCTTATCGAAGGTTTCCCCGAGAATGTCCCGCAGAACCTTAGTCGGAATAAGGTCGTTGTTCATCGTGTCCATCTGATACAGCCACGGAACAAAAATCTGACGAATAAACCGACTGTCCGGACCATCTAACCGACTTGCATTAGCCTGAATAACGGCCGCAGCACCAGTCCCTGATCTCATTCCTGTGGTTTTGATACCTGCGGAACCGACGCCCTGAACGGTCTGCTCGTTGGCACCGGAGGATGCCGTTGCGCTAGATTGAGCCTGCTGGATAGCTGCCCACGCGCCCGCCGGAATTGGCGGCATTTCGAGGAATTTGAACGCCTTGTCGACGTCTTCATCAACCTCAATTATACCCCCTTGCTTCCAACGTGTGTTCTGTGTAGGAGCATTAAAGCCGCTTTTCCTAACAGCGGTAGGCTGCAAACCATAAGCAAGAAGATCCAAAGCCAAGTTCGTGACACCCTGCTCGACGAGTTGTTCACTGCCGATTAGGACTCCCAGCCCTTGACCATAAAAGCAGTCAGGAATATTACGCCAGTTTGCGGAATAAAAAGGAATCTTACCGTACGGGTTTGCTTCATTACGAATCAGGACATTATGGCCGTTGAACGACAAAACAACTATAACTCGTTCCTTATCCCAGCGCTCTAAAATCTCCATCGGCGCTTTCATGGGATCCGCAGATGTCTGGCGGTTAGCAGGAACGGCGTGCTGGAGATATCCAAGCATGCCTTCAGGAATAGTCAAAGAGATATTTTCCATTCCGGACGTAATGCCGTTTAGGAAAATATACTTCAATACTTCTTCGCTAGGGATTACATAACCTTCTACGCCACGAAGGGCTTCAAGATCAGAATAAGTCGCATAATCCCGATAAACAACCCACTGAGCACGTTGGATATCACCGTACCGACAGCCTGGATCAACCAATACCTTACGGATATCACAATATTTAATCCAAGGACGAGAAATCAGTTTGTCAAAATATTCAATGACTACTTCATCGGAGCCTGGCGTATCTACTAAAGTCGGCGGTCCGCCTAGAGGATTCGGAATCGGCTGCTTATCTTCTTTACGAGTATATTTTTTTTCTTTCTTGGTATACTCTAGGTACCCAAATTTCATTATGCATGTGCCGAAAAGGGCCATCTGATCTAGCGCACGCTCAGACTCTTCTTCAAACCGCATATCCCAAAGCTGAGCGCTGAATAAAGCGGTTTTGGCACGAATTATATCTTGAGATACGCCGGGACGGGGGCGAAGAAGAAACGGGGGATCTTCATAAAAAATGCCGCCCATCAGCTTAGGTACAATTGAGCTGATGTGATTACTCAAAATAAACTTAGGAACGTTAGACTGAGCGACGTTCGATCCGTCAAACGCAGTTGCAGCGGCCGGACTTTGATACAGTGTATCTGCTAATGTCCACCCAGAAGCCCACTGGTTTATGTTGATGTAATTGTCAGCGGTATTTGTATCGTCGAGAACTAATTTCAGAGCCGCTTCATCAGCGAAGCTCATCGTATTAGTTTCTTTATCTATATGAGCATTATCTTCCGTTATTTCTGACGCAGGTGTTAAATATAAATCATTAGCCTGCACGGACAGATCTTCGTTCATTATATTCCTTTAACTCTTTTTAACCGGCCATACAGGACGCCAGCCTGAGGCTTCCGGATTATCAGAAGGCAGCGTATACAGTTGTTGGCTGGGCGGTTTACCAAATATCCTGTCATACTGAGCCTTCACTTGGGCTCTGACTTTCTCTTGCTCAAAATACATCCTAGCAGCGGCCTGGTCTTTAATGGTCATTGAAGAAAGAGAAAAGAACGTTATCGGGAAATAGCTCATTGCATCCGGGATATCGTCATGTCGACCGCGATTCTTCGTATCACCTGTATATCTTGTCAGTTGATCGAAAGTCTGTTGGATCCAATGACCGGACACAAACCACAGACGATCTTCTTTAAGAAGAATCTCGAGTCCCTTGATACGTGAACGCTTAGCGTGTATTTCAACGGACGGTGCTCGCCAGAAGATATCCAGCGTGACGCCATAGCGAATAGAAAGGTCATGAAGGTAAACAGCCAAACCCTCCGCGCCCATTGACTTTTCAACCATCGTCCTTTTAGGATTCCACTTCTTATTCAACGCGATGATTTGATAAGCTAATTCGCTCTGTGTCCACTTATCGCAGGCGACCTCAAGGATAACTAAACCATCCCGACCATCTGGACACTTATAAACCTTAGCAACAACACCAGCTGAGTAATCAGACCGACTTGTAGCCGTAGGAGCCCAATCCCAACAAATAAAGATTTCGCCTATCTGAGGGACGGCCTCTTTCTGGTAAAGGTGCCTTTGTAGAGATTGTTCATCAAACGAAACCTTATAGCCACTATCTTCATCTGAACCACGAGGTTCGTTTAAACGCTGGCACCTAAATAGGTTTTCATTATCTAATAGTTCAGCGCGAAGCTCGCTAAACGAGACTTTCTCCGGAAAGGTCAACGTGACCATATCCTCAGTTAGATCTCTTAAAGGAACTTCAATGTATTCAGGAAGGACGTTCCAAGCGGCGCGATGCCAAACCTTAATAGCAGAATCAGACGAATCCGCAGCAAGTTTAAGTTTCAAACCGTACCAATCAGGACTCGGAGGACCGAAGTATCTAGTACCAATCGTGTCCGTAAAGCCCCAGCTATCTACGATAAACCTAGACCCGCTGTATTTCTTGTTAAGTTCTTCTCGGACGTCATCCGTATTGGCGTTTTTATCTGTAATGACGTCATCGCCCTTCTTAATATCACAGTGCCAACCGGAAAGGTTTCCACCAATCGGCCTGACCCAGAAGGTGGGCTCAGTTTGGTTATGCTTTCGGCAAGGAACTGTAAAAGGCGTCCCGGTCGTACTATCTCTGCCGGTCAGGGCGTATTCAGGGAACAGAAGATGAAAGTCTGTAGGCGTCTCACCTTTTGAAAGGCAGAGATACCCCTTAATGGCTCGCATCATCGCTTTCGCTAATGAGTGCTCACCAGTAATCAAAAGAATACGGATGTCCGGGACGTTAATAATCCACTGGACGCAATCTACACGATTGATGGTGGACTTATAAAATCCTCTAGGATCCAGAATCAGAGCTTCTCGAGTAGGATATCCATTAGCGTCGGTTCTGCTTTGAATCTTAATTGCATCATGGACGTTACCGACAGTATAGCCCTTCGGAAACGCCCCGTCGAAATTCTTCTTTACAAAGACATCGCAAATTGGCTGATGGACACGAGGAAGAAAATCGTGTTTCAGAACTTCCGTGCCGAACCAGAATAAATCCTTCCTGGCTTTATCTCGAAGATCTAGCCACTCTTGAAACGTCACAGTTCGACCTAGTATCTCAGTATCGAACGGACTAATACGCTTGGGCTTCTTTACCTTTCGCGTTCTGGTATCTTCCTCTTCTTCGTCCTCTACAGTCTTATAAGGTTCGCCGTGGAAAATCTTAACTAAATCCTCGTAGGACAAAGCTTCAGAACGGTACCTAATTCCGTTTTCTTGCTTGTCCTTCTCGGCCGCTTCTTCAAATAACTTCTTTCGCTCTTTTACTTTTCGTTGATATTCTTTATTATAAGCCGCTTTCTTTACCGGATCGTCATTGAACGACATAGCCCCTCTATTGTAGTGCTTGTTTTGCTTTGTCTAGCATCCCCTGCTTGGCGTCCAGCTCTTCAGAAATTCCTGGCTTTTTATCTTTCTTAACCATTGAATAGCTAGCGTCTGAGTATTCATGTTTCGGGGATTTTAAACCTTCAGGAACCGGAGTAGGAGACGGGCGAGTTAATCGCTCCGTCTCATCCGCATGTTGAACAGCTTCTTTCGCGCCAGCTAGTATGTCTGATGCTGATTTGCCTGCTGACATATCTTCCTTAATTAGAGTCTTTAATTACTAACGCGGCCCACAACGCCCATGACGTCACGGCTATTGAATCTCCCAGCCAAACTAGAAGATCTCCGGGACTAGCAATTCCTTCGCCTAAATTGAGCCAATCACAAAAGAACTTCAAATGAGTTGAGTGTGTCATTAGAACGTGTCTAGCATCAAAACCTACCTGAGCAGCTAAATCGGCAGGCATCAACACAGGCATCTGGCCGTTATTTAAAGCCATAGTGCCTAAGTTAAATAAGCCACCAAGATAATAAATAAAGGTGGGGCCTAGCAAAAGGTACCAATAAGGTATCTTCACGTTATCTCTTTTTCATACGTCCTTGACAGAGCACCTGTATGAAAATAGCACCGTTCTAGACGAACCTCTGTTCGGTGTTTACCACTTCCAGAATTGAAAAATCTTTTTAATGATGTTAAGAAACGACTGCCACGAGGTTTGAGGGGGGTTGAAGTGGCACCGTTGCGACTACTTCATTAGAATGGATTGACTCCACTCCAGTAGCCGAAACTGCCGTAACAACGTAATCCAACTTCTGTCCTGCAAGAACATTCGTATCTGTAAACGTCGTTCCGGCTACTAGGCCGGGGTTAATCGGAGAAGAGCCCTCGTTTCCTGGAGGATTGGTACCACGATAAATATTATACCCCGCAACGGCATCCGGTGACGCCGTCCATGAAAGCACTACCTGGTGACTCATTATTTATCTCCGTCTTGCGTTTTATCTTTTTTAGAAAATGATTCTATTGCGGATCCGGCCTTGTTAACTAGATACGGCGAAGTGGCGAAAGCGCCTAGTCCACCGAGCGCTGTTCCATCTGGCATACTGTGTGTTTTGACTACATAAAACAACAACGCAAATACAGCAGCTAAAGAATGAGTGGCGGCTAGAATTCTAGAGCTACTAGGAATGCCATTATCAGAAAAAACATTCTTTATAAACTCTTTCATTTCTTTTTGAAGCCGCGCATAGTCAAGGCAAAATTAGCCATGTGCCCGAGGTGCCCGCCCTTTTTTGCGGCTTCGTGGATTTTATTGACGGGAATAGTGTCCCCTTCTTTAACTCCCAAAGCCTTGTGAAGGCCGCCGTGGCGAAGATGATGCAAAGCGCGATAGAGAGAAACATTATGCTTAGCCATTACGCCCCCATCGGTCCGGCCGGGGCTCCAGGAACAGGCGCTCCTGGCGCAGCAGTCGGGGCAGCGGGTCCGGCGTTAGCTTCAGCTTCACCGGGATTCGGGGCAGACGTATGGTCCATCATGTGATCCATCAAACCGTCATGATCGCCAACCGCACCTTTGACATCCTTGTGCGGCCCGTCTTCATGGACGTGATGGACAGTGTGACTTCCGTCAGCGTGGTGCTCCACATGTGTATGCGTAAAGCCGTGTCCGGCGTGCTTCTTTTTCTTAGATTCAGCCATTGTATTCTCCTATTACTCGCAATCCGCAAATGCAGAAGGATTAGCGCCACCTTCCTGGCTACGCTTATTAAGACTATACGCCTTCTTCTGAGCGCCCGTATCCATCTTGACAGAACGGACTTTCTCAGGAGCCGGAGGATTTCCAAGAGCCTCTTGATTGCTCATGGCGTTAGCTCGTTCAGGTTTAGCTTGGCTGTTTCCGGGAGCGGAAAGACCGGCGTTGCCGGACGGGCGCTTACCCTTCAGCAGTGTTTCTTCAGGACTGTTACCTTTCATAAAATCTCCTAGCTTTCTTTTTCTGATTTCTTTTTAGGTGGTTCGACAAACTCGCAACACTGGTGCTCAGGGTCATCTATGATAGGTAAACCCTTATTATTTTTCTTAACTTCCGGATCTGCTATAACGACTGCCTGCGTGCAAACACCGACTTTATCGCCTTTGAAATATTCGCAATTACCGCAATGATACGGTCCGTCACTCGCAAAACCAGATAACTTGGTGCTATCCGGCCAGAGCGGTCCGACGTCTGCAATAAATTTTTTAAGCTTCCCGATTATTTTAAGCCACGATTTTTTAGCCATTAGTTTTCCGTGCTTTATGCGCCATCCGGTATGAGACATGCGTAGTATCCCAACCGGACGGCGGCTTTGGTGGTTCTGGTTTAGGAGGAGCTGGTGTGTTATCTTCGACCTTAACTAAATCCGTCGACTCCCCTGGTCTAGTAGTTATACCGGCGAAGTCGTTAGGCATTCTTCTTTCTCTCAGCGTGAGCTATCTTATAGGAAGCGGCGTGCTCGGGCAGTTTCTTACCCTTAGATGAGGAATTCCATTCGTCTACGTTAACACCCTGTTTTTCAAGTTCCTTCTTGTGGATGTTAAAATAGGCGGCCTGAGCTTTACTCTTATAAGGCATAATTATCTCTTTTTCTTTTTAGGTTGATCTGCTACGAATTCCAGATGTCTTAGAAAACTATCACTCAGTCCGCGAACGCTAACCTTTAGATCTTCTTGTTGCTGTTCTATTCCGCCTACTGTAGTAGTTACATTTCTCAAATCAGAAGATAGATTATCTAAAATTACATCTTGTTTAGTAATTGATTGCTGTAAATGCGGGAAATGGTTTGTCATCAGAAGCGTGACATTATCACTCGTCTTCTGAGCCTGATTATACGTTTTCTTCAACCAACTAAAACCACCGACTACGATACCGCCAACAGTGCTAACTGCTCCAATTATTTTACAATATAAATAGAGCTGTTCCAAATTGACATTCATGGATCCCCGATGTTAGATTCAAGACCGGGTAGCGGTGCCCGATACTTGTGAATTTACTATAAAATTTAGCCCGGCTTTAACGGGCATTGCTATGAGTTTCACATTTCGTGCTGCGGGGCTGCTTAATAATGGCATGCCGCCGAATCAGCCGAATCTTACTGACGTTTACTGAACGTCAAATTGATACATACGAGCCTTGTTGCCGGACTCGCTAACCGAGAACGCCACTGCCACGACAAGACCGAACACCGGAAAGGCCGTGAAATCAAGGCCAGACAAGACGTTCGTCAGGGTGCCAGCTGCCGGGGCATTCGTGTTATCCACGGACCCGACCTGAATTCCACCAATCGTTCCCGCACCGGACGTTCCGATAATCGTGGCTCGCAAAAACCAAGGATACAGAACGTTCGTGTTCGCCTGAGCCGTGATTGCGCCAGTAGACGCGATAACGGTATAGGTCGGGGACGTCAGAGTTCCAGTGTTAGCTTCCAGAGTAATCGTGATAGACGGGCAAGCGCCGCCGTTTCCGACTTCAACGTCACCAGCAGCGGTAACCGTGAAGACTTGACCATTCAGCTGATTATCGCCATCGATGTTCAACTGGCCGGTCGCGTTAGTCGAAGACGGGGTCGTCGACACGCCGCTAGTGAAGTTACCACTGGGAGCCGGGAAATACTTCTTAGCAGTTCCAGTTCCGCTAACGATTACCGGATTCGCTCCGTTAATCTGCCAATTTGCAAATACCTGTGACATGTTTCCTCTTTTTTAGTATACGTCCGGGAGACAGGATCACCGTCATCGGACATTTTTGTAAAGGGAACGCTTGAACGTGCTGCGGAACCCTAACAAATTTTTATAATATTTTAATTAGACGTAGGACACAGTCATTGTGACTGCGCTTGAAGCGGCCGTGCTTCCAGCCGTACCTGCGGTCGTTACGACAGCATAAGACAGGGCGGTTCCGAACGTAATGCCATTGGCGGCGCTAGTAAAGAATGGAATAGTGATAATCGAGGTGGCGGGGATATATGCAATAAAGTCAGGAGCCGTAACGCCCAAAGTCACTGAACCACTGGCTGTATTCCAGATTTTAAGATAACTCGCGGCATTGTTCAAACTATTATCTACGATGATATAATAAACCTTCGCAGAACTAGCTTTAATACCTACAACAGCGTTTGTCGCAACGGTATCTTGATAGATTATCTCGTTGGACGGACTCGACACATTTACAGAAGTGATTGCCATAAAAATTTAATCCTTCAGGCTAGGTGCCTGCGGTAACTCCAAGATAGTTGAGGTTATAGGAAACGTGACCGCCGAGATTGACGCATTGAATAATATCAATAAGCGAAGGATTCTTAAACGCCACGGAAAAGAACAGAGCCGTCGTGCTGCTAGCGGGAATATTAGCCTGCCAAACACCTAGCCGAGTTCCAACCGTCGGGCTCAAGGCCGGATTATGAACCGTACCGGTATAGTCAACATTGACAGCTACGGTCGGAAGATCACTAGCATTATCGCCAGGAATAACGATTTGAAGAAGGTCTAGTTTCGGGGCGCTCGCAGCATGCGTTCCGGCGTCAACAAAAGCATTAGAAATAGACGAACCTCTAAAAGTACCAAGAAGCGCTGTCGTGGTAGCGGTAGACATATTACCTCAAATGAATAAGTGTAGATTTTAAAAATGAAGCGACAATCCTTACGGCTGGATCACCTCGCTCACGGAGATAGGGTCTCCGATTTACTTACTGTAAATATTAAGCCGATATTCCGGACGCCTCGGACATGCCAGATACGACTCTGGTCGGGCGTGACCTATTTTACTTCTGGTCAAGAAATTTTATCCCTTCAGGTGCACGACCGGAATCCGGTGCGTTTTAGTTTCGGGAGTTACACCCTACCCCTTCGGGATAAACTCAATTATTCTTTACCGCCTGGTGTAGCAATGGTGCGTGCTAGTTCTTGACGTCCTTCCTGATAAGCATCTTCGAATAGTTCAGTCAGGATGTCTCGGACATCGCGACGGATTGCCCACCCTAGATAAAGGTGAAGCGTAACAGTCGCTACAAACATGATTAAAATAAGAGGTAGAGTAATAAAAAGGAGAAGTTGAAACATTATTTAAATCTCTTATCTTTAGCCGGGATATTCACGGACTGCTTATACTTCTTTCCACTGCGACCTATCGTAAAAATGCTCGCCTGATTAGGTGATTTCCAAATATCAATATAGGTATTCGATGTATCATCATTAAGCATAGCCGACACATCAAACGGATGAATATACTCAAACTCTCCTGGACCATCGGTCAACTGCTTAATTATCTGTTTGCACTCTTCGCACTGCTCTTTATAATAATCGCATTCTTTTTGTAAATTAGCTACTATAGATACGACATTCATTTTATTCTCCTATACTACAATCCAGTTACTATACTTCAGAACTTTTCGTATTCATGGCCTCGCGGTCGAGGAAATTCAAATACTACTGAGCCCGTAAACCCGCCACCGAAGGCAGGAGTCCTATAGCATGGTCCGCCATTAGGGCCGTTTATAATTCCGTAAGTTCCGTCGCACTGAGGATTTCCTTGAGTTAGTACCCTGCCGAACGTGAAGTCTTCCGTCGACCGGATGCAGACTCTGCCCGTACAACCGTAACGTACGGTGAAACCGAGATCAGCGCCTTTGAGGTGCGAAGTTTCGAGGCCTGTCGCTGATATCCCGTTGTTGAATTGTTGGATGTATTGGAGCGATAACCGCGTCGGGAGCCCACCAATAACAGTACGGTAAGCCAGACCACCAAAAGCATAATCGGCATCTTTACCAACCTTAGTGACGTTATAGGATGAGTCTTCAACTTTGCCCGTCAATCCGAAGCTATCAGATAGCCAAACGATACCACCGACTTCAGCCTTATTAGCCCGACCACTGCCTAAAGAGACGTGCGCTTCAACTGGAGAAAAAGTATCTTTCAAATCTAATTCATAATGTTTCAGAAAGGGAATTTCAATTCCAGCCTGAACACCCAGACTGTAGTTATCGAAACTATCTCCGCCAGCAATGCCGACGGTAAACCGTTGAGCCTTAACCGTCGGGGTGAACAAAAGAGCCGCTGCTAGAACCAATCCTGCTATTAGTTTTCTCACTGTTTCCTTTATTTACAGTTTGGCTTTCAGTTCCGCGATAAGCTTCTGAACTTCAGACACAACCGAGGGCTCATACTTCGCTACGATGTCCTTGATTTCGTTAATAGTGACGTGTTTGTAAGTCGCGTATCCAACAACCAGAACAATAAGAATAATTAGCGTAATCATAAGTCTCCTTAAGTCTTTGGTTCTTCTACTCCCCAAAATGACCGGCCTCGTCGCTTCGGGTCACCGTTCGGTGAATTGCTTCCGCCGTCGCCAGTGACTTGTGACCAGATGGCCTTTTTAGCCGCGCCGTCGACGTATTTAGCTTCTTTTACAGGCGCTGCTTTACAACTAGGGGCGTCCGTCATAACCGCTTCTGGTCCGTTTGTTTTACCCGCGACCTTTCGCGCACCTGCTCGAGGATTTGCTTCAGGTGGTGCTGCGGGAATTGTAGTTTTAAACTTCACTTTGTTTCTCCTAAGTGCCTTCCACAAATACAAGATTTGCCTCGGCGTACGTTGTTCTGTAAACAAGCAACCATGCGCCCCATACGCCGTGCTAAATCTGGGTGTAGTTCTCTAGTTCTCCGACCGCCGATTCCTCTATCGTAATGAGGAGAAAATATACCCCGTTTTTTCTCAACGTTATTACGACCGGCTATTTTACCTGCTTTTGATTGATGCTCTGGTGTTTTTACTAACCGAGAGATGTTGGCCAAATGGCCGCTCTCTACGTTTTTATTACCTTGTACAATTCCGCCTTTTATAGCGGCCGCAAACAATTGTCCGCTTTCAACGGCCTTGCGACCCCTATCAGAACTACCTATAGAACAAATATTTTTATAATCTGAAGAACCGGGGAACGTTAAATTCATGCCATCTAAGTACCCACGCCAAGTATGATACTTAAACATCCAAACAGTTTCTAGATAATTTAACTCTAGCTGATCATTAATTTCTATCTGTTCTCTTATTGGTTCCGGTAATGTATAATTTGGATATATCTTTTTAAACCGACGACCAAAAGATGTTCTACCAGC